ATCAAGGAGCACAAGGAGCGCAAGGAGCACAAGGAGCGCAAGGAGCGCAAGGAGCACAGGGTGCCACTGGTGCAACTGGTCCTCAAGGACCACAAGGTCCACAAGGAAATCAAGGAGCACAAGGAGCACAAGGAGCGCAAGGAGCACAGGGTGCCACTGGTGCAACTGGTCCACAAGGACCACAAGGTCCGCAAGGTCCACAAGGAAATCAAGGAGCACAAGGAGCACAAGGAAATCAAGGAGCACAAGGAGCGCAAGGAGCGCAAGGAGCACAAGGAAGTCAAGGAGCACAAGGAGCACAAGGAGCACAAGGAGCACAAGGTGCAACTGGTCCTCAAGGTCCACAGGGTCCAGCTGGTGCTGCAAACACAACCAATCACGTTTATTTTGGTGGTTTGATGGTGAGCACCAGTTCTACTGCAGTTGCAAGTAGTGAAATTCGTGCAACTGGTGAGATCACAGCATTTTATTCTTCCGATGCTAGACTCAAAGAAAATGTCAAAGTTTTACCAGATGCACTTGAAAAAGTGCAAGAAATCAGAGGTATTGAATTTGATTGGATTGATAGTCATATTGCTTCTCGTGGTGGTGAAGACGGATTTTTTGTTCGTAAACATGATGTTGGTGTAATTGCACAAGAAGTTGAGTCTGTATTACCAGAAATTGTAGTAGATCGCGACGATGGCTTTAAGGCAGTGCGATATGAAAAAATGATTCCGTTATTGATTGAGGCAATTAAAGATCTCAATAAAAAGGTAAGTCAAATTGAAGAAACTTTGAGGAAGTTTGATGCCAATTCCTAGTGAAACAACTGCATCTCAAATTAATAGTGAACTTGGTAAAACGTCTTCAGCAATTTTAAAATTAAATGATGCAAATACAAGAAACTTGGCAGTTAAATCTTCAGGCGCAATTAAATTTGGCGACTGTCGCTGGGGAATAAACATTCCTGGTGGTATTTGTGATAACATAGAAAGAGTCATAAACTATAATGTTGATAGCGAACTCAACATTCAAGCAAGCCAATTTTCAATGTATGATCCACCATTTTCATCTGCCTATGCGTCAGCTGCTATCTATTTTCGCAGTAATGGGCAAATGAGTATAATTGTAATTGGCGATGCTGGTGATCAAAATATCTTCAATCGAACTTGGTTAACATCTGGAAGTGCTGGCGATTACACAATACAGTTACAAAAAACATCAGGCAACACACCTGGTGGAGATTCTGTAAATACAGATTTGGCATTAAGCACAACAAGAAGCTGGACTTTAACATCATTTATTGAACCTCCAGGTCCAGGAATTGATGATAAAACTCTTTCTGGAAATTTAATTTTAAAAGACAGTGGCGGTACATTAATAACTCGACCATTTTTTCTAGCATCAGACGCAGAAGTATCACTATAGTCGATTACCATAAATATAAAAAGTTGATTTATTTGTAAAAATAAGTTATAATTTCATTATGAAAATACACGCTTTTGGAAATCCAAGAAGTGCTACAGGGTTGATGAATCGCATCGATCCATTTGCTGTACATCTATACAAGTATATCAAGCATCTTTCGCCGCACTACGAAATCATCCACTACGGTATCCCTGGTGCTCAGGTGGATTGTGAACACGTTGATACTCCTATTGATGGTTTAGACATACAAAGTTTCAATGAACAAATTGGAACACATATAAAACAAAACTCTAGCGACGATGATTTAATTGTATGCTTTTATGGAATTGAGAATAAACTTGCTTGCGAGATGAATCCAAAACTCAAGCCAGTTGAACCTTCGATTGGTTATCGCTCAAATGGTATTTTTGCTCCATATAGAGCGTTCACTTCTTATGCTCAAATGCATATGTTTTATGGTGAGCGTGGAATGCTTATGAACCCTTCTTGGTTCGATGCAGTAATTCCAAATCCATTTACAGTCGATGAGTTTGAATACAGTGACAAAAAAGATGATTACTTTCTATTCTTCGGTAGAGTATGCGAAGAAAAAGGCGTGCATCTAGCAATTCAAGCCACAGCAATTCTTGGAAAAAAACTTATTATTGCTGGTCCAGGTTCTTTACAGCATTTGGGTTATAGCACAACGCCTTCACATGTTGAGATGATTGGTTATGCTGGACCCGAGAAGAGAAAAGAACTAATGAAGAATGCAAAGAGTTTGATTGCATTAACATATTATGTTGAACCATTTGGCAACATGATTATTGAAGCCAATCTTTCTGGCACTCCTGTGATTACAACAGATTGGGGTGCATTTCCTGAAATTGTTTTACAGGGAGAAACAGGTTATCGTGCACGCAATTTTAAATCTATTCTAACTGCTATCGAATCGATTGACAATATTAAATCAGAAAATTGCAGAAAATGGGGTTTAAACTTCTCCGATGAGAAAGTACATGAGCAGCATCATCAGTACCTACAAAAAGTCATAAAGAATAAATTCTATGAATAAACTTGTAGTTGTTGGTTCCTCAATTCAACCGAGAGATGGAAAATTTACATACAGTAAAACACGTTCCATTTTCGACAAAGAGGAGCGATTTAGACAAACGTTCTTTACAATTAATTCAATTAAAAATACTCTTCCAGATGCGACGATAAAAATAGTCGACTCATCAGATGATTACAGAGAGTATATGGGATTTTTTAGTTTTTTTAAAAACGTGGAGTTCATACCACTTAAAGAAATATCATATACTGTTTTTGAGAAAGTAAATACGCATTTAAACAAAAGTTATTGCGAAAGTTTGTTGCTTAACACTTTCTATAAACATTTTAAAAAAGAAATACAAAGTCATGACTTTGTCATCAAAGCCACAGGAAGATATTTCTATGACAACTTTAATGATGCATTGTTTATCGAAGAAAATAAAGATAAAATTTTCTTCAAAAAGCCACTGCAGTTTAAATGGAAGGATGCTTGGAATTATTGGATGGTTGATGAAAGAACCATTCAGGAAGACGATATGCTTCGCCAATATTGCACTGTGCTTTATGGCTTTGGTAGTTCGCAATTAGATAAGATGATAGATATAAATGAGGCATCAATGAGTTTTATTGATAGTAAAGAAATGTATCAATATGACATTGAAACTCTTTCATATTATTTAACGCGACCATTTAAAGATCAATTAATTGAAACAGATTGGCTTGTTTCTGGATGGGATGGCGCTTCTGGCAAATTTATGTATTATTGACGTCAAGTATGAAGACAAAACTTATAATTGTAGACGATTTCTATACAAATCCAGATTTAGTTCGTGATTATGCACTTACTCAACCTTTCGAGGTCTCAGGCAATTATCCTGGTCTTCGCACACAACCTTATTTGCCTGATGATTTAAAAGAATCGATTCAACATATCATGACTAAAGCTGGTGGCAAGATCACACATTGGTTTGAAGAATCTGGATATACTGGCGCATTTCAAATTTGTACTGCCATTGATAGAACTTGGATTCATGCCGATAGTTTTAATACTTGGGCTGGAGTTTGTTATCTAACGCCTGATGCACCAGTTTCTTCTGGAACTGCATTGTATCGTTATAAAGAAACAAAAGAATATGAAAGACTCAGTAATGATGCGACGCAACTTGATGGGTATGATTATACCAAATGGGAAATGACAGACTACGTTTCTAACAAATATAATCGCTTGGTTTTATATCGTGGTAATTTGTATCATGCATCGTTAGATTACTTCGGAAACAATCGTGAAAACGGAAGATTATTTCAAACCTTCTTTTTTAATACAGAATACTAAATGAAGATTCTACATGTAATTTTCTCATGTAATCGGTTACGATATCTGTTTCCGACTCTTGATTCTTTAAAGAATCTAGATTATGGAAATCATGAAGTTCGAAAAATAATCATAGACGATTATCCTAGAACTCGAAATGATGCCATTTTTGATCTGATCGGTAAACGATATGGATTTGAAATTTGGAATAATAAAACTAACAAAGGATTATCAGTTAATTGGTCTGATTTTTTCACAAGCCTACAAGGAATGGATGTGGATTATATACTACATCAGGAAGATGACGTTTTACTTATAGAATCCATAAGAGTAGATGATCTGATCGAATGCCTTGAAACCGATCCTAAAATGGCTTCTGTAGTCTTGCAAAGACAACCGTGGTACTTTCATGAAAAACCCAGTCAGATTGAACCTGATGATACTCCCTTTAAATCATATCATTACAGCAAGAATATAAAAACCTTTCCGATTATCTTTAGTCTATATCGAAAGTCTATTATAGATTTCCCATTTAGAGAATATTGGAAGTTTAATATTAATGAAGGAATGGTTATGGTATATTTAAATCATTTTCATCAGATGTATTCTGCGCAACTCAAGAATTCAGAAGGTCAACATATCATAGAACATATCGGAGAAGAGTCGACAGGCAAACGAATTCTAGAAGGCGAGCCTAATTGGGAACAATTCGCTCATATGGATCCGAATCTTATCTATACGTCGCGAGAGGGCAGATTGGTCGAATAACTAAATATAGAACTACATGCGAGGTTCTAAATGGCAAAACCCCATAGCAAAAACACCCTTAAAGACTTTTGTTTACGAAATCTGGGGTTCCCAGTTATTGAAATTAACGTCGACGACGATCAATTAGACGATCGTATAGACGATGCATTACAGATGTTTCATGAATATCATTATGATGGCACCGAGACAATGTATCTTGCACACAAAGTTACAGAAGGCGACATTTTAAACAAATATATCACTCTATGCGACAATATTATCGGTGTCGCACGAGTCTTTCCGTTTTCCGGAACATCGATCAGCTCCATGGGGGGTAGCACTGAGTTTAACATGTTTGATGTCAACTATCAAATTCGTTTAAATGACTTTTATAGCCTTTCAGCTTCATCATACACATATTATTACATTGCACGCCAACATTTGCAAATGCTGGACATGATTGTAACTGGCGATATTCCATACACCTACAATAAGAAAATCAATCGTCTATACTTATGGCAAGATTGGGCTGGTAAACTCGATGCTGATGACTATATTGTATTCCAGGCAAATCGTATTGTAGATGTAGAATTATACGATAGTATATTTAATGATTCTTGGCTCAAAGAGTATACAACACAACTCTTTAAGCGACAATGGGGAGCCAATATTAAGAAGTATGGAAACTATGCACTTCCTGGCGGTCTTGTAATTAACGGAGATGGTATCTTCGGAGAAGCAAGTCAAGAGATTGCAAGATTAGAAGCAAAACTTCGTGACGTTCACGAAGAACCACCAATGATGATGGTTGGCTAAAATGCCAGTCAGTGTATATTTTAACAATCAGGGTTCAGTTCGTGAGCAGATGCTCATTGAGGATATGATTATCGAATCGATTCGAAATCATGGAATCGACATTTATTATATGCCAAGAGAATCACAGTCGGAACTTGATCGACTTTTTGGCGATGATCCTGTCAAGGTATATCTCAAAGCATATAAGATTGACATGTATCTAGAATCTTTACAAGACTTCACAGGTCAGCAAGAATTCTTTAGTAAATTTGGTTTACAAATTCAAAAAGAAGCAAAAGTCGCAGTTGCGCGCAGAACATTTGAAAGATATGTTCCAGCATTAATTCGTAATTTGCCGAAAGAAGGCGATTTAATTTACCTCCCTGTGCAAGAAAAACTTATGGAAATTAAATTTGTTGAAGAAGAAGCCAACTTCTTCCAGGCTGGCAAAATAGCACCATACATGTTCTCGCTCAATCTTGAAGCATTCAATTACAATGGTGAAGTAATTAAAACGGGCATTGATGAAATAGATAACATTGCTGCAATAAGTGCATATGGCGTAGAATTTTCAATGCAAGCTGGTGGGACAAATACTTATGAAATACATGAAATTGTATATCAAGGTTCATCATTAGCAAATTCAACAGCACGTGCATATGTTTCGAGTTGGGATTTACCTGATCAAAAATTAATCCTAAGAAATATTAAAGGCACATTTACTCCAAATACTGTTGTGATTGGAGTAAAATCAACCGCTCAATGGTCTGTGGTGAGTGGCGATACTCAAGAGAATCAAACTGATACACTTGAAGAAAATGTATTAATCGAAAATGAAGCAGATAATATATTAGATTGGACAGAATCTAATCCATTCGGAACAATTGACGAGAACTAAGATGTTATCTGGGCAACATTTTTATCATCGAATCACTCGTAAAATGGTCGTCGCTTTCGGCACGATGTTCAACAATCTAAGATTGTATCGCTATAATTTAGCAGGAACTAGTGAGATTGAAAGAGTTACCGTACCTTTAAATTATATTACAAAAGAAAAATTCTATCAACGTATTACACAAGATCCTAATTTGGATCGTAGAGTGCAGATGACGTTGCCAAGAATGTCATTCGAATTAATAGATATTGCTTATGATACCACTAGAAAGTTATCACCATATCTAAAGCAATATGGCTCGTTAAATAGCACACAGTTAAAAACTGTTACATTAGCACCATATAACTTCAATTTTTCACTTTTCATTTATGTTCGAAATACAGAAGATGGAACTCAACTCATTGAACAAATTTTGCCATATTTTAATCCAGATTATACAATGACATTGGATCTTGTTGGTGTCGGCAATCCTGTTGATGTGCCTGTAATTTTGCAAAGTGTGAATTATGCGCCAAGTGGATCTGAGGGTCCGCCAGCACAGCTTCGAATGCTGCAATGGAATCTTGGTTTTTCAATGAAGGGTTACTTATACGGTCCACAAAGTAATGTTAAGGTTATTCGTAAGGTTACTGCGAATACTTATGAATACAATACTGGCGGTCTTGAAGCAAAAAGTTTTAAACTCATAACTGGATTTGGTGACTATAAGACTGGTGAACTTGTTTATCAATCACCATCACTCGAAGGTCAACCAGCATTGCTAGAAGGTGCATTTGCTACTGGCTTTGTCTCGTCATGGAGTAATACATCAAATACATTGATTGTAAATGATATCAATGGTTCGTTTAAAACCAATACTAAGATATATGGTGCAGTATCTAATAGTGTTTATATACTAGATACTTATAGATCTACTACAGATTATCAATTGACAAATATTACAGTTACGCCAGATCCACTTTCGGCAAATGCAAATACTGCTTTTGGATTTGATGTTGATATTGAACATGCACCTAACATCACGTGATTATGAGTGAAACAGATAAAAACCTTGCACAAATATTGAATACTGATTATATCCCTCTTGTCAAAGAAGACAAACCAATCACTATTCATAAAGAATCTGGTGAAAATTCAGATGCTCATTACTCACGATCAAACTATTATAATCTAATTGAAAAAGGCAACGAGGCACTTGATGGTATTCTTGAAGTTGCCAAAGAATCTCAGCATCCAAGAGCATATGAAGTCGCTGCAAATATGATTAAGAATCTCTCCGATGTTACAGAGAAACTTATGATTCTTCAAAAGCAGCAACAAGATTTAAAACCAAAGGAAGTTGCACCAACAAATATCACGGTGGACAAAGCAGTGTTCGTTGGATCTACAACTGACTTGCTAAAGAAAATTAAAAATGAACCTTCCAACTCGAATTAAAAATTATCTTGGCAATCCGCTCTTAAAGAAAGTCAATATGCCTGTTTCGCTTACGGAAGATGAAGTCCGTGAGTATATTAAGTGCTCAAAAAATCCAATTTACTTTATTGAACGCTATGTAAAGATTATTACATTAGATAAAGGTTTTGTGAATATCAATCTTTATCCATTCCAGAATCAAGCAATTAATGATATTAATAACAATCGCAAAGTAATTCTAAAAGCAGGTCGTCAGTTGGGTAAGACGACGATGATTGTTGGTTATATTCTTTGGTACATTCTTTTCAATCAAGATAAGTTTGTTGCTATTCTTGCTAACAAAGCACCAACAGCGCGTGAAATTCTGAGTCGTATTAAAATTGCATACGAAGCATTGCCACTCTGGATTCAGCAGGGCGTAAAAGTCTGGAACAAAGGTGATATTGAATTAGAGAATAATTGCCGTGTAATGGCTACCTCAACTGCTTCTAGTGCGATCCGTGGTTTCTCTATTTCGCTTTTATATCTTGATGAGTTTGCATTCGTGCCAAGCAATATTGCCGAAGACTTCTTTACTTCCGTTTACCCTACCATTTCTTCTGGTGAAACTTCTAAGATCTTAATCTCATCGACACCGAACGGTATGAATCACTTCTATCGAATGTGGACCGAGGCAGTAGAAGGGCATAATGGTTTCATGCATATTGAAGCCAATTGGCGACAGGTTCCTGGGCGCAACCAAAAATGGGCAGATGAACAGCGTCGAGTTCTTGGTGAACAGAAATATTATCAAGAAGTCGAGACGGAATTTATGGGTTCCTCTGGAACTCTTATTTCTTCAGCAGGACTCAAGAGTTTAGCCTTCGTCACTCCGCTGTCTAGAACAGAAAGCGGTATTTGTGTTTATCATCAATCTATTCCTGGTCGAAATTATATTATTGTAGCAGATACGAGTCGAGGAAAGGGTTTAGATTACTCTGCATTTGTAGTTGTAGATATCACAAAGATTCCATATCAAATTTGCGCGACCTATAAAGATAATAATATAAGCCCTCTAGTATACCCAAGTATCATTAAAAAAATGGGTGAGTATTACAATGGAGCATATGTTCTAATTGAGATTAACGATAATGGACAGCAAGTTGTAGACTCTTTATTCGACGATTATGAGTATGAGAACATCCTATCTACAGTAGAACTTAAGAAACGAATGACACTCACATGGGGTTACGGTAAGAAATCAGACCGTGGTATTCGTACCACTAAATCCGTTAAACGATTGGGCTGTTCGATTTTAAAGAATTTGATTGAATCTCAACAGATCTTAATACAAGATTTCGAAACGATCTCAGAACTCTCCACATTTATCGCAAGAGGAACTAGTTTTGAGGCTGAAGAAGGGAGCCATGATGATTTAGTGATGTGTTTAGTATTATTCTCATGGTGTACGAGTCAAAACTTTTTCTCTGAGATTAGCAATACTAATATTCGACAAAGATTGCACGAACAACAGATGCGTCAGATCGAAGAAGAATCTCTGCCTCTTCCCGTTACTTTACAAGATCATGATAATTCTTTTGTTTCTGATGGAGCTGTTTGGAGCATTATCGAAAATAAAAGTTGGGGAAATTGATAAAAACCTCTTGAAAACTCCTTTTTACTAAATATTCCGTAGATTTTCTATTTCTCCATTTATAGGAGCATAAACATGGCGTTTCAAGTATCTCCTGGCGTTGTTACCTCTGAAGTAGATTTAACAACCGTAGTGCCTTCCACAGGAACAA